CCTCCATGGACGAATACAGATCGGTATTGTTGTTGCTGACCGTGCTCAGTGCATCGTCCAATCCCTTGAAGCCAGCGAGTGAGCCGCCCGACCGTGCAGTGGCAAGAGCCGCCTGCAATGTGGCCTGGGCCTGCGCGCGCAAGGTCTTCACCGCGTCGTCCGAAGTGCCGTTGAGCGCTTTGAGGGCATTTTCCAGCGAGGTGCTGACGGTGGTGAGATCGCTGACGCTCTTCGATGCCGTGCTCGCCATGTCGTTAATTGACGTGACTTGCGCGTTGTAGGCGTCAGTGGTGGCTTTTTGCTGCGCAGCAACTGAACGCTGCAATGCACTAAATGCGGCAGTTGTAGCCGCTTTAATGCGCGACTCTAGAATGTCATAAGCCGACGCAGCGGCGCCGGCCGACGCGGTCAACTTCAGGAACAGCTGTTGCCCAGCCTCCGTCGTCAGGTCAATAGCCGAAACCATCGCCCTGTATGCATCGCGGGTGGCAGGTAATGAAACCCCCATGTCACTGAACTGCTTCTGTACTGCAGCCAGGGCGTCTGCGGTTTTCTCACTTTCGCTGAAGAACTTGTCATAGTAGGTGTTGATGTTCGCGGTCATTGCATCCGTGCCGCCGGCTGCCTCAACCAGAGAGTTGGCTAGCTCCATGCTCGACGCCGAAAGCTTGAACATCTTGACGTCGATCACATCAAGCTGCGCATTGAAACCGGTGAACACGTTGATACGGCGCGCCAACTCAGCGAACGAGTAGCCAAAGCCGTTAACGCCTTTATCAAGCGTTGCCACCATCACGTCACTGGCGTAGCTGAACCACCCGGCCACTGCCGTCTGAATCTCTTCCTGGGTCTTGCCCTGAGTCGAGATTTTCATCTCCGCGATTTTCATCCCGGCAAATGCGCCATCTTCAACCGTGATGCCAATCTGCTTGACCAAATCTGCCACGCCGACCTGGGTCGCGCCATAAAGCGCTTGCAGCTGTGTTTCCTGGTCGTCGTCCAGCGCGTTATAAAGCGTGCGGCTCTTGGACTTGCCGGACAGTAGGCCGCCTTTTTTCTTCTGGTCTTGGTAGGACTGCGCAACCAGGTCGCCATTGGTGGCCTGGAGTGACAGGCCAGAGTCTTTGGTCTGGTAGCCGGTGCCGAACAGTTTCGAGCCGATCCAACCCTCAATCGCCATGGCGAATGTCGAGCCGGACAGAATCGCGCCGACTTTGCCGCCGAACAGGCCGGACAGGGCCTTATCCGCCAACCCGATGGATTCGAACGCGATTTTGCGATCAAGCCCGACGGTGCCAAGAGAGTCTGCGGTTTTGCTGAGCTTGGAGCCCTCCAGTTCGTCTTTGTCGTAGCGCACGCCGGCGTCGTAAAGCTTGCCTGATTGCCACATACCCATCAGCACGGCCAGAGGCCATAGCGCGCCAACACTGCCGATGCCGCCGGATGCCGCCGACCCTGCGCTCGCGCTGGCACCCACCCCGGTACTAACGCCGGTTGTCCCGCCGCCAGCAGCAACCCAGGAAGCATACGCCGAACTGGTATACGCCCCAGTGGTTGCGCCATACGCCGCAGTCTGACCGGTCAGGCTGGCTGCAATAGCCGAGGCGCTGCCAGAAATACTGGTAACAGCTTTTGTTACAAGGCCTGTGTAGTAATTACCTACACCCTGGGCCGCGCCAAGCACGCCTCCGCTCGAGTAGCCCGCTGCCGCCGCCGGGCCAACGCCCGTAGCAACGCTGTAGGCGGTCGAAGCAGCGTTAGCAATGCTGCCCAGGCTGATGCCGCCTGAACTCCCGCCGCCGCTGAAAACGTCACCGATGCCGCCGGATTTGTTTGTGCCCAAGATCGCGTTCCCAAAGCTGATCACGATCGGCTTGGTGATCGCTTCGTGCGCCAGCTCGGCCAGGAACTGCTTGAAGCCATCGAGCAGACTTTCTGAGAAGCCTTTGAAACCCTTGTCGATGTTCAGCCAAGCATCAGCGAACGACTTGTCGATGCGGTCCAGCGCGCCTTCGGTCAACCGACCCCAGACGGTGAGCTTGGCCTGGTTGTCCCCGTATTCCTGCCCAAGCTTCACCAGCGAATCGCGGTAAAGGTCAGCCTTTTCCGGATACACCGCGATAGCGTCGTTGAGGGCCTTCTGGTCCTCGGTGTACTCCTTCAGAAGCTTGATTTGCGGATTCAGCCGGTCGACCAGGTCATTGGCTTTGTTCGCGGCCTCGAGCGCTTTGTTGGCCTCCAGTTGCGCCTTGGTCTGCTTCAGCAGCTGGTCGTATTCCTTGCTGCCGTACTGAATGTTTTTGCCCGCCAACTCAATCTGCATCGACTTGTTGACGTTGTAGATCTCGAGCGCGTCGGCGCCCTGAAGCGTGGCCTTGGCCTGGGCCAGGGTCTGGTCAACTTCTACTTTCATCGCGGCAGCAGTCTTGGCGACGTCCCGGCGATCCTCGGCATCTTGCATGTCATTGATGGCTTTAGTGACTTTGTCGCGCGCCCCAGCTCCGGTCTTGAGCAGTTCCTCTTCGATCTTCTGCTGGATCGTCATCGCACGGACGTTATCAGCGCCGCCCAGGTACGCATCGGCCATGTCGTTGGCCGCCTTGGTCGAGATACCCGACTTGTCCAGCAGGTCCTGGAGCGCTTTTGCCTGGGCCTTGAGCGCGGCGGCGGCAGCGTTGGCTGCCTTGTCTACGCGCTTATTGGCTTCAGTGGTTGCGTCCAGTTGGGCAATAGCCGCCGATGCTCGCTCAAGCGGTGAGGCTTTCGTAACGGCAGTCGCGACCGGCGCGGTCCCCCCATTAGTAATCAGGCCGTACCCTGTCAGGTTCTGCTGTTGCGGTCCTGCGCCCAAGGCAACCCTGGTCGCCGAAACGACGGCGAAGTTTGCCGCCTGCTCTATGGCTGTAATTTGGCGCTTGGAACTGCTTTCTGCCGCCGCCGCCGTGTCGGCATACGCCTTTTTTTGAGCCTCGGCCGCAGTATTAGCTGCGTCCTCTGCGGCGTACAACCCAGCCAGCTTTGACTTGAGTGCGGCCTTCTCTACTTCGTTGCTCTGCTTGATAGCCTCCTGATATTTTTTCAAAGTATCAGTTTGCTCGCCGATCAGCTTCGCGGCTGCTATTTGCGCCGGAGAAGCTCCCATTTTCGCTGCTTCATACGCGGCCTCCGCTTCAGCGTTCGCGCCCAGCAAGTCCCGTGTTTTAGTCAGTTGCTCAATGTATTTGTCCCAGGCGACTTTGTTAGCGTCGGTCATGCCCGAGCTTTGCTGCGCTGCCGAAAGTTTTTCCGTGCTCGCCGCCGCCCCCTTTGTTGCAGCATCAACAGCAGACAACTTTTCACCGAAGCCCGCAGCATCTTTACTGTTCTGGGAATATGCAGACGCAATTTCCGTCAGCCGAGCAACCTGAATTGGCGCAAGTTTGACAGTTTCTTTCGCCCAATCAGTGACGCTATCCAGTGACCTGGTGCCGGCCTTTACCTCAGCAATCATTTTTACGAACTGCTGTTGATACTCGGTGCTCGTCTTATTTATAGAGTTCAGGCTAGTCATCGTGAGAATGGAATAGCCGGTGAGGTCATCAGAGGCCGCCTTAAGGGCCTCTTTTTGCTCTTTGACCCATGTAACCGACTGAAAGCGTTGCTGTTCCGCGCTCAGATCTCTGTATTTCTGCGTGGTTTGATCAATCGTCAGCCCGTGATCGAGCAGCGCTTTGCTGGCCTTTTCGGCGCTCCCGCCGAAATTTATGAATGACGCGGCCACCAGAGCGGTGGTTGCGATCAGACCCACAGGCCCCGTCAGCAAGCCGATCAGGCCGCCGCCGGCGGCAGACAGTATCCCCACCGATCTAGCAGTTGCACCCGCTGCAGCTGTCGCCCGGTCAGATACCGCAACCGCTTCATTCGCCGCCAACGTAGCTTCAGCGTAACCAGCAGCCGCCGCGACACGCGCTTTGTATGCTGCCTCAATGCCTGCCGACGTAGAGAAAATCGTCTCGGAAAGAGCAAACTCCGCCGCCCTTACCTGGTTGATGATGGCCGTCTCAGCAACGCGCAGCTCGCCAATTCGCGTAATCGACTGGGTGCGGCCCACGTCGGTTATTTGAGCGGCATGTCGCTGTATTTCCAACTCCCTTTCTGCGACAAGGCTTGCCTGGGTGAACTTCAGATTCCCGAGCTCTGACGCCTGGCGCGTACGGTCTGCCGCTACTTTCTGTTCGGCTGCGGCCAACTCAACGCCAGCGTGCTCGAGCAACGCCCGCGCGTCCGCTTGCCGAGCCTGAGCTGTAAGCGCTGCCTGTTGCGCACTGGCGGCATCCGCAACCCTGGCGGCATCGGCAGCTATTGTCGCGCGTACAAGCGCGGCGGTCTGCTCGATAGAGGCCTTCGTCGCAGAGACAAACGACAGCGCTGCCTGACCTGCCGATATCGCCAGGCGGCTGCCGATTACCACACCCAAGGTTTCGGCGACATTCGTCACGCGCTCAACCGTGTCCGCAAACGAAGCGCTATCAGCCGAAACTGAGTCAAGGGTTTTGGCCATGCTGGTCAGCACGTCGGACAGCTTGGAGCTGGCGCCCGTAGCCTGGTCGAATTTGCCAATCAGGTTCGTGGTCGAGTTGTCGAGCCGGGTCATGCCCGTGCTGACGGTGTTCTGCATTTTCCCGAATAGGTCGTTCACCGCCCCTGCCTGGGCTTGCAGTGCCTTCACGACGGCCTGTGCTGTCAGTTGACCAGTGGCGCCCAAGGCGCGCAGAGCGCCGACGGACACCCCCATACCTTTGGCGATTGCCTGGGCTAGGGCTGGGGCTTGCTCCATAACCGAGTTCAACTCTTCGCCCCGCAGCACGCCGGATGCGAACGCCTGGCCAAGCTGGATCAAGGCAGCGTTCGCGGACTCGGTTGAAGATCCGCTGATGACCATCGTTTTTGCAATGGTTTCAACGATCGACGCTACGCCCTGGCCGGATAGCTTCAGTTCTTTCTGGTTGGTCGCGATCCGCTGGTACAACTCCGCTGTCGCCGTGAGCGGTTGGCCGGAACGCTGCGCAATGTCGAAGACGGCCTGCTGCGCAGCGGTGAACTCGGCAGCGTTCGATGTAACGAGCTTCAGCCGGTTAGCAACCGTGGTGTAGGCCTCAGCGTGCCTGAGCAACTCGCTAATGCCAGCCGCACTCACAGCCCCAGCGAGAGCGGATTTGAGCATGTTCCCGGCGGCCTGAGCGCTTTGCCCTACCCGATCGAAAGCGCTGTCCACCCGGCCAAGCTGAGAATCAATTCGCCCGGACACCTGCGCTACGGTCGCGTCGGCCTTGGCCATCTCCTGGCGGAGCTGTGCCGTGGTCGCCTCGAGGCGAATCAGCATGCCTTGGACTTCTTGACCTGCCATTTACTTTTCTCCGGATGCAAAAAAAAACCGCCACTTGGACGGTTTATAAATTTCTAACTTTCTAGAAAAGATATTCTGTTAGTTTATTCGGCGGACCATTCTTTACTTGCAAATTCAAAAGACCATCACCTGAATAAGACTTTCCATTAATACTCATTTTTACAAGAGAGAAACCATCAGGCATACGATCAACAAATCTACAACTAGCGTTAGACTCGGATCCTGAGCCAATTTCCGGACTAGATACTTTTAAGTCAATCCAGTATTGATGCGGCAGTTTTTCACCACCTTCATAAATCATATCTAAATATCGTTTCGATGCTGGCGCCAATCGCTTATCTGAAGCTCGTTCAATATAAATCTTTTCTAAATCAAATTGGCTTATACCAGAAATCAGAAATCCGACTTTATTCGAGCGAGCGTAATCAGGCGCCCGCAAAATTGTTTTTACTGCCATTTCGCACGCGGATGTTAGCTTGGACTCGTGTCCGCAACCTGAAATGAATAAAACAGAAATCCACAAAGACCATTTTTTCACTGGTATCCCTCCCTAAAAACCCAGAGGGTACACAAAATTTTACCGCACAGGCTATTGCCTGGACTTGTAAGAACCCATCTGCGCCTTGATCCGCGCGCGCTTCTCGTCCTGAGTTTCGTTGGCCGGTGGTTTGGGCGCCCCGGGCTTGCCGTCACCAGCCCCGAAGGGGTTGGTGCTGCGCAGAAACTCGACCTTGGCATCCCAGGCCATGAGGATCTCGGGGACCGGCGTGGCCCAGGCTTCACTCGGCGGCCAGCCCAGGCAGCCGGTGGCTATGCCGAACAGTTCATCGACATAGCTGCCATTTTCGGGCCGATTTACTTTTTTGCGCCTGTCGCCGGCTTGGCGGAAGCGGTTTCGAGCTGTTCAGCAGTCTTCGCGGCCGGGTTCAGCAGCGCGGACAGATACTCAATCAGCGGGGGCGTCACGCTGATGATGCCAGCGTCGTAGATTTCTTCTTCCAGCGCTTCGACTTCCTTGGGCTTCAGCGCCAGATCGGCACCGGCGGCAATAACCTGAGTTACAGCGGTCAGGTTGAATTTCTGCACTTCCTGCATGGCAGGCAGGATGCCGCCGAATACGCGCTCGATGCGCTTCACGGCCTTCAGCTTGAATGCCAGGGTGTACGAGTTATCGCCGACGATTGCTTCAACGGTGCCGTGGTCAGTCTTGGACATGGTTTTTTACCTTAGGGATAGAGGGGGTTCAGGGTTGAAAAAGGATGGTGTGCCGGGGCCGAAGCCCCGGGCGGGTTACAGGCTTTCTTCGTAGATCGCGGAGTTGATCGCCAGCGATACCGAAGCCTTGCGGATGGAGTCGGCGCTGCCGATCTGCTTGCG